CTTGCTCAACGGCATCTACTCGCTTGCCAAACTCATTAAAGTTACCCTTAATATTGTTAACATCAGATGTTACTGTATCAAGAGACTTTGTTACTGCTGCTACTTGCTCATTAAGAGACTTAATAGTTGCAGCAAGATCGCCAAAGGCATTAGTAAGAGAAGCATTAATTTCTGAAACTGCTTTAGCAACTTCTTCCTTAACTTCTGCAACGGCGTCTACCACTGCTTCTTCTGCTTTCTCTACCTCTACTGGTGCCTCTTCAGCAACAGCAGAGTCTGCACCACCGTCAACTGCTTCTGCTACAGGTGCTTCCTCAGCAACTGCAACTTCTTCAGCAACTGCAGGAGTTTCTACAACTTCTGCTGGTTGTGCCTCTGGAGCAACCTCTGCATTTTCAACTACAGCGTCTACGGCTGTTTCTGTTGATTCTGTCATGGGATTTACCTCCTTAGTAATCTTAATTGTACTAATGCCTTTAGCACTATCAACTAAGAATTTTATCATTTCTGTATTATCTTTATCATTCTTTTCTACAAAGCCTATGTTTTGCATCTTGTTACCGTTAGTTGGACTTACTGCTGATTCAGCGTCTGATAACATTACGATACCGCTTTCTGAATCCCAAAATACGTTTTCAACTTCTGCTTTTGATAAATATCCACTAACAACATTTTGTCCATTTACTTTTTCAATAGATACAATGTTGGCAAACTGGTTTGCTGGATTGTCTACCAAAGAAAGTTCATGTAGTTCATAATTCTTAATTACACGGATTGACTTATCCATTTTTTCATCATAGGCATCGTCCCACGTCTTAATATTTCCACCAATTGAAAAACCAGTGTAGGTTCCGTCTAGAACCTTTTCCCATGCATCTTGTGCGCCCTTTGAAACATATGCAGATACATATACTCCGCTATAAAATTTCTTATCATTTGGATCAAAATATTTATCTTCTTTAAAAGAAACAATCTTGCCAACTGCTGAAGGTTGGTGCATTTCACGTAGATTTCCACGGAAGTTTTTAAACGCTTCAACGCTGGACTCTGTTGTTACAATATCTCCTTGTTTATCAACGTTATCAAGCGTTGCAAAACCTGACACCATACGGCGTTCAACATCTACTTTTCCAATGGGCATTGAGAGGCGAACATTGTCACCTTCAGTTACCCAATGAGCCTTGTTTGTTAACATAACGTTACCATTATAGCATTTGTTTATAATGTTTTCTCAACTATTGAGACGCTCTACCCTCACCCTGTGGATTACGTCCAGAGACTGTTGTGGTTGAGTCAGAATTATTATTTGTTCGTTCTGCATCTCTTTCACGATTGCCTGCTAAGTTTGCCCTAGCATCGGTTGCCTGTCTTGGAGACATAACAAATGGATCATCTCCATCTGCTCTTTGTGGTAAGTCTAACTTTTCACGAGCCTCGTTTGGAGTCATAACCTGTGTCTTTACATATCTTTCAAGAATCTGAGACTGTGCGATTTCATCAGTTAGGGTTAGTTCGTTAAACTTTAACTCAAGAATATCTGTCTTTTCTTTAATAATTTTATTAACAATCTTTTCAAGATGTCTCTGTGCTGGACGAGATACCTGCTCTTTAAATGTACGGTCTTGGGAAAGTGCTGCTGCCACACCACCAGAGTCTGCTCCACCAAGTTTAGACATTGGAACTTGATGAGCAATTAAAATATCATCACGATTTTGCTTGCGATACTCTTTAAATGAACCATCTTGGATTCCGTTTTCAATTGGTTCCATTTTAAACTCAACCTTATTGGTATCGCTATCGCCTGGAAGTGGTATGTATAAGGTTCTATGTGACTGAGCCTTTAGTCCAGTCTGCAAGAATCTAAACATTTTATCTTCAGCATCCCCTGAAAGTTTTGCCCCTTTAAGTGTTACGACATATCTTGGAACAGCCTTGTTTTCAAAGTAATCAATATTATACTGAGATGCAAGTTGATCTCCAACTAAAGATGGCATTGCTGCAATAATATCTGGAATTCCATAAAATGTGTTTAATGGTGAATACTCTTTAAGGTGAATAATTTCGTTTGGTCTTGGGTCTGTTCCCATTGGATTTAGATTTTTTGCTCCAAAATTTCTAAAATAAACAACTTTTTGTCCAATAATCTGAATAAATCCATCACGAAGACGACGCACACGAACAGTGGTTGCTGGTATATGTCCAACATATCCAATGTCACCAGCAACGGTTCTACCTACTTCAATAAATCCATTACCAGTTGCTTGAAGATCTGTATAAACTTTTTCCATTGTTTTTGTAAAACTATCATCATCATTAAGGTTTTCAAGCCAGTCACGCATTTCAATTTTCATTCTTTCAATACGGCGACGTGCACGATCAACTGCTGCTTGGTCATCATTCATTTCAAAACGCAACATTGTTTTATCTGTTACATCAAAGCGATATCCAAGACCAACAACGTTTTCTACCTTAGCATCAATTGCAGCGTGGTTAGCAAAAGATGTGTCGTAGAAGTTTGCTAATTCATACATATTATATGGTGGCGTGATTACATCAAAAAGACCATACCCATTACGATATACAGTACCAGGATTAATTTGTTTTGATCCAGAATCAACTCCAGACGGTGTTGCGTTTGCTGCATCTAGATATGCCTGATTATTTTCTGGATTAACATATTTTGCCATATTGCGAGTTGTTCTACGGCGGAAGTTTTGATCAAGTCCTGCATAGTCCTTTAGTAGATCCCAAGACTTATTAAATGGATCTTGTGATTTAAATATGTTTTCATCACGCTCTTGCGTATTTAATCCTGCACGGACGTATTCTTGATCAGCCATTTTCGTATGCATCTCTTCCATGTTTGTCTAATGTTTGTTGTGCTGCATGCCAAGCACCTAAGTCATTCATTGAAGGAATTAATCCAGCCTTCAGTCTTTCCTTTTGTTCTGAATACTCTTCTTCACTAATTCTATGTAGACCTGGAACAAAAATTGCTTTACCCTCACCATCATCTCCATAAGAAATTGCAGCACTTCTAAGTTCAGAAATCTTTGAAAGATCGCCACGTTCAGCAGGTATGTTTAAAATTGAACCTTCATCATCTGTAAACCACTTACCATTTGACTTTTTATATACATAAAGACCCCAATCGTAATGCTTTTCAATGACTTTACGACGAACATTTTTAACATAAGGCTTACCAGTTTTTGGGTTTATTAGCGATTCCATAACCATAAGTATAGCAGATTATACTGGTGTAGAGACAGTTGTTGACCATTCTATTCCTGTGTATACCTTCATTTTTTCAGACTGATACACTAATCCTTCTCCATCATCAACAATAATCTTATTTGTTCCAATATATGTTTTATAAATATCTGATGGATTAATTCCATAGAACTGTGAGGAACCAACAATAAGCATTCCATCCCAGGTAAAGTTATTGAACCAGAACTGCCAGTCAAAGACAGTTACTCCGTCTGTTAAAACCTTAAACCATGGCCTAATTGTCCGACTCTCAACTTCTTGCAAACTGCTTGCTTGATAATAGGCTATATTATTAAAAATGGCTGGTCCAGTAATATTAATGCTACCAAGGTATGAATCAAAAGTTAGTGGCGTTAAAAATGAGATACCAATAGTTGACCACTCTTTGACTGATAACACTGGCTCTCTTACTAGGTTTCCATTTAAATAAAACGAAAGACCATTATATTCAATTCCATTTTGATTTAGTGCAAATATTTTTCCTCTATCTCCTATAGAACTGTTGGCTTGTAGATAAAATTTTATTGATCCACTCTTATGGTTAATTTCAAAAAGTTCTATTGGCGTTAATGGAAAAGTATCTTGATCGTATCTAGTCCATAGTTGCATAGCGCTTACTCTATAAAATGTTGACAACTCTTTATTTATGGCTAAAGATAATCCACGATTTTCTAGTATATTTAGTTCTCCACGAACCTCAACTCCAGAGTTTTTAGTTAAATATAGGTATGGTGTACTTTCTTTATAAATGCTAAATGGATTCTTAGACTTATAACTATAATATATTCCATTTTTTTTGTATGGAATTAAATCTATACCAAACCTTGTGCCAATTGGGTTTGAAGAATTATCATTTAACGCTTGAGACGCTAATTGTAGTCTGTTTAGAAGAATTGGCTTTGTTAAAATTCCACGACTATTGAACTCAAGGCTATAAACTATGGCAAGTTCATTAAAATCTACAGTTTTAATTGGATAAATTAAACTATTGTTTAGTACTTCAAACCTTGTCGTTTCCCAATTTTCATACTCAGACATATCAATTATTCTATATTGATTTGGAGTTTCTTGATTTATAAAGTTGGTTGGTATATTTGCTCCATTAGCCAAATATTGAAATGTAACATAACTTTTTATCTGTGCACCAGTTGTGTCGTAATACATCTGCATAGATCCAGAATCTTCTGTTAGTTCTGATGTAGTTGGATATCCTATGTTAAATTGTAAAAAATCTAAGTCATAAAACTTTTCGCCCTGGGCATTTTCTACAAACTGTCCAAAATATGAAAGTGGTAAATAGTCTTGCCAATATCCAGATACTCCAATGTCAAGGAAATATTTTTGATATGCTTCTGATGGAAGCAAAGTATAACTTGCTGTATGGTCAATTAATTCTTGACCTTGATCAAGCAATATTATTCCATCTGAATCAAAACTGCTTAAAATTTTAGAAGAATTTAATTCTGTTGACAAACCAAAAGAATATATTCGTCCTGTAAAACTATAATCTCCAGACTCGTCTCCAGCAACATACATCTTTAATGTATTTTGATTTCCAAAAAATGCAGGAATATTATTTCCAAAACTATTTACTAACGTTCTTATATTAAACCCTACAGAAAAAAGAGTATTTGCTGAAATTGGATCTGATGTAAATAATAGTTCAGATACTCCATTATGTGTAAGTGAATACTTAATTTCATCAGCATCTTTGGTTATCGTAAAAAAATCACTACTTAGTGGATTATATATTTTTACTAAAATCTGTTCTGAAGATAAATCATGTGAACTAAATACACCATAAAGACTATCAACCTGACTAGAGAGTAGGTTTAGTCTTGGAAAGTTAATATATGAATCTATTGAGTTCCAAGTGTTATTTGGCCTAAATGATAAAAACTTATTATCAACTACTGGTCCAGATTCGTTATCCTGTATTAGTTGATTGTCGTCATATAACTCTTGTAATGTTTTTGTACCAATAAAAATTTCTGGCAATGAGTATTCTGGAGTTCTTAAACTTGTTTGAGTAGTTGCTAGATTATCAAAACTTCCCTGATCCCACTTTGCAAAATCTGGATAGTTATAATTTGCTGTATAGTTAGAAAAAGTATAATCTATAAAAGCAGTTGTTCCTCCGTATGCTGAGTTAATTCCTTCTGGAGAAACAACTCCTTGACCATATACCCACCTACGTTTTGCTACTGTGACTGGAACCTGATATGAATAAATTGCTATACAGTCAAGTTCAAATGGATGTATATTTGTATAGGCATAAAACCCTAACCAATCTTGACTATCTCCAAAGACATCAAGTTCATCTGGTAAATTTAAATTAGCAGTATTTATTGATAAAGAAAGAACTTCTTCTCCATTCACAAGTAATGATGCAGAATTTCTAGTTAAACGAATATGAATAAGCATTGGCCTAAACCATTCACCAACAAAGTGAGATGCAAATTGATCATTAATAACTAAAGTTAAAAATCCAGACTCAATGTAAAGACCGTCATCTGAAGATATTGGTCCAAAAATCTTTAATGGTGCTGAGGTGTTTGCATTTATTCTTGCCCAAAATTCTATAGTATAGTCGTTATACTGTCCCTTTTTATTTAAAAATCCTTTTCCTGGAATTATTAATGATGGCCCCTCTCTTGGTTCTAATTTAGTTACACCACTAGCACCATATACTAATGGAATTCCAGAATTTTTACATTTAAGTCCATCATCGGCAATATAGTATGCGCTATCTTCTGCTATGCCATATGCCTGTGCTTCAACTGCATTTAAACCACCATACAAACTTACAGATGCTGGAACCGTTGTTTGTGTAACACCAAATGATGATGTGTTAAACTCTTCATTCAACTGACCAAGTGTAATTCCGTTAAAATAAAATTGATTTTCTTCTGGACCATTAGATCCTTCAAAAATTTTAATTTTTATAACTATTCTTAGTTGTGCATTGACGCTTGGAATTTCAAAAGTTTCAGAAATAAATCCCCAATTTTGATATAAAGAACTTGTAAAAGTTTTTAGTTTTTGAATAACCTGAGATGTATCTGGGTCTGTATACTCATAGCCTATTGAAACTGTTTGCAAAAATACGCTATTTGAATAAAAATATGATCCAACAGTAAATGTTCCCAGATTTGATAAATCTGTAAAATTAAGAATATTTGAACTAACAAAAGAAGCCTCTAGTGTTTCTGTAGTTGGCACATCAAGTTCAACAAGATTTAAAACACTATTTGAAAATGGCTCTTCTAAATTAGAGGTCTCAACACTTACATTTGCATCTGATATTGTCCAAGAATCTGAGATATCACGCTGTGCTTCTGATATTAAACCAATATAATCAAGTTGATCGTCTAGCGCCCATAGAACAACTGGGTGTTCTGAGTATATCTTTTCTGCATATAAATTTGATGGATTAGACATTTTTCTCCTATTCCCCTATTATAGCAGGGTAAACATTAATTTCTAGGAATCCATAACTTTTCATTGCCCCTGTTATGATACCTTGCCATAACGAATAAAAGATCTGATAGCCTATTTAAATATTTTGCAATATTTATATTTAATCCTTCTACCTTCCAAATCTCACGTTCTGCCCTTCTTACAATAGTTCTTGCATTATGTAGTGGGCCTGTAGGCAAAACAAAAGAATGAAGTGGCTCAAGATATTGATTATAGTCATCAATTACATTTTCTAAATATATGACCCTATCTTCTGATATTGTTATTGTTGGAGCACCAGATAGTTCTGCACCTAGGTCAAACAGGTCACTTTGTATTCTATCTGTAATGTCGTTATGATATTCCGTCGCCATTCCAATAGCAGAGTTAGCCTCATCTATTACACCAATTGCTTCAATTAAAGAACTGCTCTTATCTATTCTTTCATTTGTAGCAGTAGATGTTTTGCCACTATCACCAGTCTTTGTATAAATGCGAGTTAGGTGAACCATTAGTGTCCTGTAAGAGAACGCCAAATATCTATTGTTTTTTCATTGGCTATATATAAACACAATATGGTTAAAGCAAGTTGAACTATTACTTTATAGGGAGACTTTTGTTCTACGTATCTATCTAATAGTTTCATGGAAATATTACCTTTCCATTGTTAGCCCATACAAGCCCTACTGAGTCCCCTGGATTTAGATACTGTTGGTTTATTGCAAGTTGTCCCCAACCCCATTCGCTTTTAGGAAAAGGAATCAATTTTTTTTCTTTAATAATAATTGCCCAATATGCTTTTTCTGATGGCATTGATTCACAAGACTCTACTTTTT